CTTGAGTTAAGAAAATATGCACAAGCAATAGGTTGGATAGAAGAAGACAATCATAATTGGTTAATAGAAGGGAGATAGAAAATGAAGAAATACAGAGTACATCAAACAATATCAATTTTTGTAGAAGCAGAAAATGATATTGAAGCAAAAGAAAAAGCACTAACTGATGATAATTTAGACGGTTGGAATAAATGGGATATAGAAGAATGTGATGATATTATAGACTTTTATCCACCAAAAATTAAAGGAGAACCTTTTACAAAGTTTGAAGAGCTGTTAATTAGTGTAATAGATAATTTTATACTATGGAATACAACAGAATCAGATAGAGGTATAGCAGAAGAATATATAGCCAACGAACACATTGATTATGATGATTGGTTAATAGAGTTTTTGAAAGAGAGGATAACAAAATGAAAACAACAGGCGAAAAAATGTCTGAACTCGTAGATGAGATGGACTACCAATTATTATGGTACCATTGGATAATCAGATGTTCAGATGTAAAAGAGAGAGTAAAATTTGACAAAATGAATAAAAAGCAGAGGCTTAAATTCTTAAAAACAGAAGAAAGGAAAAGGAGTAAAAATGGAATTTGATATTTATTATAGACATATAACAGGAGCAGTAGACTATTGTGGAACAACAGATAATCCGCAAAAATGGTTAGAAGAAAATAACAAAGAAAGATACGAGAATATAGTTTGTTGTGATGAGTATGATGATGAACATGAAGAAAAAATATGTTCTTGTATTGAAGACATAGATGATTTTGAATTTAAATATAGGAGGGGGAAATAAATGAGTGATATTACATTTGAAGCTATGTATGCAATAGATTTAATAATAACGATAATACTAAAGGTAGTAGGCATATTGTGTCTAAGCCTTTGGATAATACTAAGAAAAGGAGCATAAATGGATATTAATAAATTATCAGAATGGCTAAAAGAGAGCGGATTGGTGGCTATATCGGGAGAAGATTTAGAGCTAATTAAAGGTTATATAGATGACAAATGTATAATCATAATACCTAAAAAATATTATAAAGAAGCAAGCTTTGATATGGGGTCGTCACATATTGAAGAAGCATATGGGAGGAAAAAATGAAATTATATCAATTAATTTGCACATTTTCACATTTTGGTAATAAATATTCAGTTTACGATAGATTTAAAGGTAAAGACATTGTAATTGAAGATATTGAATTTAAAAATACAGAAGATGAGCATATTACAGGCATTATAAAAGAGGTTATAAGCCAAGATAAAGGAGAAACATTAAAACAATTAATGGATAGTTACTTTTACCATAATAAAGATTTATCTAATGGAGAATGTTTTGGTTTATACAGCTATAATGCAGACACAACAAAAGCAATTAATGAAATTTATAATGAAGAAACATACGAAAGGAGAAAGTAATGGATTACAAGTCAATACAAATACCTATAACAGAAGAAGATATAAGAATGTTCCAGGAATTAGTTCATTATGGTAGAGAGCCATTTATGTGGACATTTGATAATGTGAATGTTGAATTTATAAAAGAAGAAGAGGAGGAAGAATAATGGACGCAAGAACTTCATATTTTAGTAGTGAAATTAAAGACTTACAGTTTAAGTTTAAATCATTGCGTAATGACCACGAAGAACTGAAAAAGAAACATGAAAAACTACAAAAACAAGTAAAAACCCTTAAGGAGAAAAATGATGAATAAAAAACAAAAAAAGATGATTACAGATGAAGTCGAAGCTTATCATGATATTGTCTCAGACTATAAAGATATTTTTATGGATATAAACAATATTCTTGATTATTCTGTACCCGAAGAACGAGAAGTTTTAGACGGGCTAAGAGCTATAACTGATGGCTTTGAAGAAGAGATAAACGAATCATTAAAATTAATACATAAAATACAGGAGGTAAAATGAAGGTACCAGATTACGCAGAAATGAAGAATATGTTATCTTTTAGAGAAGCAGAAAACATGACATATAGAGATATACAAGAAATATTATTATTCGGAACTAAGCCATATATGGAGATTCCAAATGATGAGATAATGGATATGTTTATAGAAACATTTGGGTCGCATTATATACCAAAGAAAAAAGTTAAGGAGGTAAAATGACAGAATTAGTATTAGGATTAATGGTATTATTTATTTTTTATGATTTCATTAGGAGGTTATTTTAAAATAAATGTTGTTTATTAACTTAAGCATTAATAAAATATATAACAATATGTGGGGTAATTACTTAAATTGCCCTACATATAAAAAAAGGAAAAGGAGAGCAGTTAAATAATGAGAAATCTTGAGACTCAAGAACAGAACAAAACAAAAAAGAACGTAATCATAACAAATATGGATAAAAACCTTTGGAATAAATTCAAAGGAGCTTGCTATTCTCGTGGAACTTCCATGAATAAAGCTATAGCAGAACTTATCGAATCATTTGTTTCTGAAAATTAGGAGAATCCTTGAAAAGTAAATGTCCCGTTGATATAGAATCTATCTATAACGACCATATCGTAAGAAAAAACGAAGAAAACTACAAAGAAAGGTATGTTGGTAAAGAAAGCCATTACCATGCTTCTGGAGCGGGTACTTGTTCAAGGAAGCTGTACTACGAATCTATTGAGCTTGCCCCTACTACAAATCCAGCTAATGAAAAGTCATCTAGAATTATGAGATTAGGTACAATTGTACATGATGATTTACAGCAAGCCCTTTCCGATACTACTATATATAGTAATACTATAAGTAGTAATACTACATATGAAGAATCTATATATAGTAAAGAAAAAGATATATATAATATACAAAAAGAAAGTTTTAAATATCACATTGAAGGTGAAGTGTTTATCACTTCCTTAAACGTCAGAGGTTTTTATGATTTAGTGGCGGTTAGTGAAGATGATGGTAGTGTTCATTTAATTGATTTTAAAACTATGGCTAGCTATTCCTGGTCAAGAAAGTTTGGCTGGAAAAATCCTAACCCTAATGCTTCTGTACACCAAGAATTGCAGTTAGGTACTTATGGGCTAGCTATTAAAGAAAAATTTGGTAGACTTGATAGTATGTGGTTGTACTACTACAATAAAGACAATTCACAGATGAGGTCTTACCAAGTTCCAATGGTTATGCTTGAAAGAGCAAAAGCCTTTTGGACTAACGTAAACGAAGAACATAAAAAAGGTCTTCCAATGTTTAGAGAAAAATTCAGTCCTGTAGAGGATTGGAATTGCAATTATTGTAGATTTCTAGACCATTGTAAACCGCCTTTTTTTAAGAAAAAGTAAAGGAGATAAACGTGAGTGTATTTCAAAAACTAAAAGACGTTGACATCTCTAAATTAGCAGAGCAAAAAGGTAAGTTTGATTACTTGTCTTGGGCGCATGCTGTAAGAGAGGTCTTAAAAGTATTTCCAGAGGCAACTTGGGAAGTACATGAATATGATAATATGCCTTATATGCAAACAACTACAGGCTATTACACAAAGGTAAGTGTAACAATTGAGGGTATCACAAGAACTCAGATTCATCCTGTTCTTGATAACAAAAACCAATCTATTGATACACCTAATGCTTTTCAAATAAACACATCAATTCAAAGGTGTTTAGCAAAAGCAATAGCATTACATGGTCTTGGTCTTTCATTATTTGCTGGTGAAGATTTACCAAATAACATAACAGATAAGCAAGAAAAAGAGTTTACTAAGCTTGCTAATCAAGTTAAAGATGAAAAGGCTAAAAAAGCTATGTTAAGCGCTCTTGAGAGCGGTAAAATAAACGAATCAAACTATGCAAAAAGTTTGGAACATTGTAAAACAATCATAAAAAACGAAAAAGAAGGAGATAAGTAATGGCTACTGAAACAGCTAAAATGTTTGACGACATGTTGAACGATACAGAAAGTTTCTTTGTTCCAGGCGAAGAAACAGAATCAAAAAAACCTAAAAACGCACCGAATGTAAGAGGAGAGTTTTATGGTCACATGCAAAATGCTACAAGCAGAGAAGTATCATGGACTAAAGATGGTAAAACTTTTAAAGCTTTAGTATATAACTATGAATTTGTTGTTGATGCTAAAAACTCAGAAATGTCTTACGAAGGTAAGAATGGAAAGATTAAAGGTGAAGAGTATATTGGTAGAACTTACAGGTCTAATGGTATCTTTAGATTTTTAGAGCCTAAAGAGGGAGATGATTTTGAATCAAACTCTACAGGTAACAAAAGATACTTTCAGTTCTGTGAGACTATTGGTGTAGAGATACCAAGAAAAGTGGTTAAAATGGATGGTAAAGACGTTGAAGTACAGGTTTTACCACCACTTAAAGGTACTGATATTGATGGAGGGCCAGTTATAGCTCTTATAGATGCTGGTAAACCATATAAAAATAAAGATGGTGAAGAAAGAACACCATTTGTAGTTAAATATGTAAAACAGTGGGAAGGAGGAGTTAAGAAAGATGCAGACATCCCATTCTAAAAGAAGATACAAAAAAGTTGGATGGCCTAGAGAGTTTCTTATCAACACCTTGTATGGTTTTGGTATGAAAGGTAAACGAATAAGTAGAATTGTTGGAGTTTCACCTGCAACAGTCTATAGACACATAAAGAGATAAATTATGTGGGAGACTTTGTATATCGTGAGAATACATAGGCGGTTTTATTGTGTGGTCCTCTCTACCACTGTTCTTTTCCGCCTTTCACGTCTCCCACAATATTAAAGAGAAAAGGAGAAAATATGCAATGCTGGCATTGTAAATCAGAATTAATTTGGGGAGGAGACCATGATTATGAAGATTATGGTAAGGAGGGAGAAGGAATAGTGAGTAATTTTCATTGCCCTGACTGTGAATCGTATTATGAATGTTATTTACCGTTAGGCAATCAAGATGATTAAATGGTTTAATATTTTTATATATTTAAGTATCATTTTATTAGGCATCACATTTTGGTATTCCTTTATTGTATTGATAATAAGTTTTTTTAAATAGGAGGTAAAATGAAAAACCGTACATGGAAAAAAGTTCAGAAGATAAGAGCAGAATTAGAAAAAAGTCCTAATGGATGGCCATTATGTAAAATGGTAGGCGCAGAGTATTTTGAAAATAGAGCGCCAAAGAGTTGGAAAGATGCGTAGAAAAGACATGCAAAGCCTGATGAGCAGGATTATGGACAAAATCTCAGAGACTAGAGATGCAGGTCAAAAGGAATATGCTCGTGACTTGGATAATGTTTTTGCTAATTTTGAAAGGGTTGCATCTTTTGTAGGTGTTAATAGAGAAAAAGCGCTACTTACTTATATGATAAAACATGTGGATGGGTTGTGCGCTTATGCTGACGGGCATCAGTCACAAAGAGAAGACGTTAGAGGTAGGCTTACAGATATTATAGTTTATTGTATTTTAATGTGGGGTATGGTAGAAGATAATCAGATGAAGCATGAGTCAAAAGATTAAGAAATGTTCTTATTGTGAAAAATATTACAAAATGTCCGACTTTAGTTGGAAGCTTAAGAGACTTAATAAAAGAAGTAATAAGTGTAGACAATGCACAAATGAGTATTCTAGAAAACATTATATTAAATATAAGCATAAATATAAAAAAAGAGTTAAGGTTAATACTGAGAAATATAAAAAAGAAAGAAGGGATTTAGTCTATGAGTTTAAGCTTAGTAATCCTTGTACTTCTTGCGGTGAAAGCAATCCTATCGTCCTGGAATTTCACCATCTTGACCCAAAAGAGAAAAGAAATGATATATCGAATATGGCATCGCATGGATATTCAGCCGAAAGTATTGAGAAAGAAATCGAAAAATGCATTATATTATGCGCAAACTGTCACAGAAAAAAGACAGCAAAACAACAAAACTGGCACTCACATAAACGCAAAGAAGGGAGCAAGACGTGGGAAGAGCAATAGATATGGAAAACGATATTTCCAAGCTAAAACAGGAAGTAACAGAGCTAAAAGAGGTATTACAAGAAATATTAAATGAGGTAAAGAAAGATGAAAAGAAAAAAACCAACGTCAAAGGAAGTACAAACAGTAATAGAAAAACTAATACTGGAAATGGCGACTCTGGAACAGATGATAACGGGTCTAAGTAATGCCTTTATGGAGTATATAGACTTTAAGAAAGATACTAAAAAATTTGAAAGTTATTTAATAGGAAAGGGGAAACCAAATGCTAGAAAAAAAAGCTCTAGAAAAAATACTAGCGGAAAATAGTTGGGGTTTATATTTAAAGGGTAGACCTTTAGAAGAAATTAATACTAACGTAGGTGTGATTTATAAAATATGTGAAGTTTCATCAGAAAAATTAGTTGATGAATATAATAAGCACTTAAAAAACATGCAGAACGAACAATTGAAAAACATGCAAAAAGAAGAATAAACAAAAGGAGATAAAATGCAAGAGATAGCTGATGTAACCACAGAAGATGTGGTTTTAGGGAGCGTTATCTTTTACCCAAAAGAATATAGTAGAGTAGCTCAATATATACCAGATAGAAAAGTTTTTACACAGATAAAATCTAAAAACCTGTGGGACAAACTTACCAGTATGATAAAAGAAGGAAAAAATATAGATGTTCCTATATTGTGCGCTTCACTAACAAATGAAGATAATTTAAATGGTATAACTACCGCATATATAGTTGATATAACTAGCGATGTATGTGGTATGGGTATGATGGAGTCTTATGCTCAAATAATCTACGAAAAATACCTACTCAGACAAACAATAGATGCTACAGAAAACATCAAAAAAGATGCCTTAAATAGAGGTGGAGATGTTTACACTTTAATAAATCAAGCACATTCACTTATGGGAGAGCTTATAAGAGTTAGACCAGGTGAGAAATTTACTATAGATAAAGCTATGTCAGATACTCTTAATACTATGCAAGAAGGTAATAAGAAGATGATTAAGACAGGATATAAAGAAATTGATAGCCTTGCAGGAGGGTTAACAAGAGGAGAGATAAGTATTGTTGGAGGAAGGCCAGGACATGGTAAAACAACTTTTCTGGTGAACTTGTTAGCCTCTCTTGTTAAAGGTGGTTATAAGGTAGCTATGTTTAATAGAGAATTGCCTAATAGTGAGGTTATTAAGAAGTTAATCTGTATCGAAAACCCAAGACTTAACTATAGAGATGTTAGAAAAGGTATAGTAGATAAGAGCAATATTGGATTTATTGAAGAACTTAAAAAAGCTTCTAGGAAAATAGCAGATATATATGGTGAAGATAGATTCATTATGTTTGATACTATTAGAGATTTACCAAAAACTGCATCAGAAGTTAAAAAGTTTGAGCCAGACGTAATTATAGATGATTATATACAGCTTGTAAGTCCAAGCGGTAAAGAAACTGAGAGAAGATTGCAGCTTGAACGCATCTGTAATGAGTATAAATGGCTTGCTAAAGAGACAAAGTGTGCGGTAATACTTGCTTCACAACTTAATAGGTCATTAGAATCAAGAAGTAAAGAAGCTAAAAGGCCACAACTGTCTGACTTAGCTGAATCAGGAGCTATAGAGCAGGTAGCAGAGAATGTTTTCTTTGTCTACTACTCTTATAAGGTTGACCCGTCTATGCACTCTAAAAACGAAATTAGACTAATTGCAAGCAAGGTTAGATATGGAGAGTCTTCTGAAATAACCCTTAACTATAATGGCGATATTTGTACCATTTATGATAATTGGACAATACCGCATGCAAAGGAGCTAGATGTTACAAAAGAATTACCGTTTTAAAACTTACATAGGTATAGACCCAGGAAAATCTGGAGGCATATGTTCTATTGAAGATAACAGGTTAAGGGCAAATAAATGTCCAGACTCTGTACAAGGTATGGCAGAACTGTTTAAAGATATATTGCAAGATACCTCACCTAAAGATGTATTTTTATATATAGAAAAAGTATGGGCTATGCCACATGACGGTAAGAGTTCGATATTTACATTCGGACAAAATTTTGGCCAATGGGAGGGGGTTATCGCATCTTTTAACATAATCCCTATATATGTAACCCCTTCCACTTGGATGAAACACCACGAAGTACAAAAGGGATTGAAAAAACAAGAAAGAAAAAACATACTTAAACAAATGGCGCAAGAATTTATTAATTCAAATAATTATATGTCATATCAATGGAAAGGAATCGCTACTTTAGCTACTGCTGATGCTATTATGTTAGCGAAATATGCAATTGATAAAACTGACTGATATATATAATGTTTTTGGAGACCTTAGTTTAATAACAAACGATTGGAGAAAAATACCATTGGATTACGAAGAAATGAAAAAGTTTGACCTTGATTTAAAATTTGGACAAATGGGAGAGAAATTTGTAGAAGACCTGCAAAATGGCAACACCATGATTGAGGTAAAAACAGAGAGAGATATATGGAAAACTACAGGTAATATAGCTGTAGAAATAAGATGTAGCGGAAAACCTAGTGGCATATCCACTACAGGTTCTGCTATATGGATTCACTTACTGTCTGATAATAACAAGATTGTAGGCGGATATATATTTAGTGTAGACTACTTAAAACAAAAGATAATAGACCTTAAAAAAGAAGGTAGACTAAAGCTTGTTATGGGCGGTGATTTTAATGCTAGTCAAATGGCATTAATACCTAGAAAAGAATTATTTTGATTCTAAAAGTATAGAGTATTTTCTGTAATTTTTATTATTTGTCGCTGAAGTTACAAGTTTTCTTTTTCTATAAAAGAACTCATCTTTTGCTTTTTTATATTTACTTTTAAGTTTGTCATCTTTTAAGTATTGTATAAATTCTCTATCTGGTATTATTCCTCTTTTTTCATCATATCCTTCAGAAACTCTTGCTACAGAATATTGATTTAAATGTGCATCTAAAGCTCTTTGAGTTTGTTTATGAATTTGATGTGGAGACAATCCTTTTCCATTATCTCTAAAATCTTTTATAAAAGTTGTAGCAATATAATTGTAAGCAGACCAATATGCTCTATTAAAGTCTTGTTGATTTCCATTATAAAATGCATTTCTTAGAGACCTATAAAAAGGTGTTTTGTCTGTCTGACCATATGCCATTGGGTTGTCTTGATAACCATTTTCAGATTTCCATCTTCTTGCGTATGTCCCAAACTCTTTTGCTGTTTTATAAAGCTTGTCATTTTTAAATCCTGGACCAAATGGTTCTTGAAAGTTTTTACGATATTGAGCATACAGCACAACAGTTTCGCTCATATAATCATCAAGAGCTTGGCCAACAGTTTTCCTTTTTTCTGTAAAACCTAAAGTTGGTAAAAATGTATGAGCAAATAAAGAACCAGCTGCTATTAAATTACCCGTTACAGCACTTCCGTATAAAGGATTAAATGAACTAGCCATCATTTGGTCATTATAATTTAAAAAAGTACCTTTATCTGCTTTAGAAAATAAACCGCCTCCATATGGATTTAATACCAAATCTGTTCCTAATTGAAGAAATTCTGCTCTAAATAAATAAGAACTCATTTGGGTTATTTTATCTTCATTTTCCATTGGATTTTTTGTATCAAATAAAGTGTCATACATAGCCCATAAAGCATATCCAGACATTAAACTTCCAACTGTTGCTCTAGCTAAAGGAGCAATATTTCCTTTTTCTACAATTGGTTTTAAAGTATTTTGATACATATCAAAGCTTGTAGAATATGCCATACGATAAAATAGTGACATAGGTTTTACATACTTATTGTTCATCCAGGCAGGTAACAGTTGTGGCCCTGTTCCACCTGATGTAGATACATGTGAGTAGTGAGATATTTTAGCTCTTATATAATCCATCTTACCAGTAGTTTCTATATCTGCTAATCCATCTTGTATTTTACGGTAATTTTTTTTATCTAACAAAAATTGCACTTCGTCATCAGATAGTTTAAAAGTATTTTTCCAAAATCTTTTTATTTGATTTTCAGGAGTTGTTGGTAAATAGTTTTTAACTCCATGGATTTTATCTAATTGTAATTCAAATGTCATAAGTCCTGCTTGCACTTGAGCTACCCTACCTATACCTTCCGTTCTGGTCATTAAGTTTAAATCAAACAATTTTTCCATACTAAATTCACCAAGATTAAATGGTAATTTAATAGCTTTATCTTGCAGAGCTAATGTCTTAGTCTGATAAGTTGTAAAACCTTGTCTTCTAGCATCATCCATTAATTGACCATAATTACCAAACAGTCTTAAAAAACTTCTCATTGTATTAATAGCACCAAATGTACCTAAACTTCTTGGAATAGTAATTAATAAGTTTTTTACTCCCGATGTTGGAGACGATAATCCAGCTGCAGCCGATAATGTAGAAGCTGTTGATAAAAAATTTGTTACAGAATTAGATTGGTTATCAAGACCAAGTCCTAACAATTCATTTATATGTTTAGCTGCATACTGAGCTTCAGGACTACCACTAGAAAGAGCAGGCATTAAATCTGCTTTTGTATTTGAAGTTAATTTATATTGTGTCCCAAATTTTGTAAACTCTGGAAAAAACTTTGTTGTAGATATAAATTTAGATGTTACTGTAGAATACCTGTCCATAACACTAGCGTAATCTTTAACATAAGTCCTTACTTTCTTTTTTCTATTTGTAATAGGTGTTGTAACTTCTATCTCATAAGGTAAAAGTATACCTCTTTCTTTAAAATGTTGATTGACAACCCTTGCAGGATTATATGTCATAATATTATAAGCTTCTTCTTTTATGCTATTTAAAAGGTTTACATCATTTAATTTTTTTTCATATTCTGCCTGCCATTTATTAGGGTTTTCTTGTTTTTTAAACTTTTTAGAAGCTAATTCTTTTGCTCTATTTTTTAATCTTTTGTTAGCTATATCTACAATAATTTTGCTGTTTTCAGCATTTTTTGCAAGCTCTTGTAATACTTCTATACTTACCGCTCTAGTCATATAATTTTTAATATATTTTTCATCATATTCTTTTAACCACTCTTCGTATTGAAACTTAGTAGATTTTGCCTTAACTTCCTGTTTAACTCTGTTCCAATAAAAATCAGTCATTTGTTTATGATAGTCTCTAGCAACAATATGCCTTTGTGTAAAATCATCTAAACCGTCAAAATCTTTATCATTCATACTCCATAACTTTTTGGTTTTAGGATTAATTAAATCAAACGCTTCAATAGCTTTTCTTTCATCAACAGTCAAAGGTCTTCCTGGTTGATTACGCATTTCAGGCTCTAAAAGCTCCATATTATCTATGTCTTTACCTAATACGTTTTTAACCTGTATAATGGTATCATCTGCAAACGCTTTGTCTTTTGTATACACTACGTCATAGTCTAATAAATTATTAGCTAATTTTTGCGATTTTTTACCACCTTTAGAAAGAACGTAGTATACAGGAGCATAAAGTTTTCTCCAACGAAATCTATCTATACCTTTTATTTCTTGGGCTAATTCTCTAAAACTTGGACTATCAAAATTAGCATTTTCTGCAACTTTGTAACCATCATAAAATTGTTTTATTATATCTATACTAGCTTGTCCTGATATATTTTTAATTTCACCACCATCTACACCTAACTTTTTTAACAACTCTACAGATTCAGAAGCAGGTATTTGTTTCTTTTTTCTTAACTCTTCTAAGTCAAACTTTGCAACATAAAGTTCATCATCGTCTAACATATTTAAATTCAAACATGCTTTTGCCATTATCTGCACTCCATATCATTTAATATTCTAGTTAAAATTGCCTCATCAACCATATCATCTTCTAAACTTATTTTTTTCATTTTCTTTATATCTGCGTCAGTCATACCATATGTTTTTAATATAGACTTTAATTGTTTTTCATATTTTGCGTCACCTAAAGCCATTCTAGAAAAATCTCCAAACCTTCCACCTGTCATAACTAACCTAGCTTTTACCTTTAACGTATTTAAATTATCTGTAGAATTTTTAGTAAGAGAGTTCTTTCTTAGCTTATCTCTTGATTGATACTCAATATTTATTTCTTCAAGTTTTACATCTTTAAGCGGGTTATCTAATGTTGCTCCAAGATTTAATTTTGATATTAAACTATTTAAAGCTTCAGACTTTAACGCCATAGGCTTACCACTAACAGGAATGTCAACTCTTCCCTTTTTAGCAAACAGCTCACCTATTCTTGCATTTGTTTCTAAATGTATTTTAAATGCACCTTCTAAAACATCTTTGTGTATTTTATAAGAAACTTCAGAAATATTTTTAGATAAATCTCCTTTGTTTGTGAAATTAATAAAACCATCTTTATCTGCGGCAGCTTTAATTTTTTCTATATTTTCAAAACCTTTTTTAAGAGTATAAATTGTTGGAACATTATCTTCTTCTAGTGCCTTAGCTTCTAAAAAATATTTTTTTAACTGTCCTGGTTTTTTGTCTGCTAATTGTTTTAATTGACTCGATGTTCTCTTATCAAACACAAGTCCAAAATATTCTTTAGCTAATTTTTCATATTTTATTTGAGTTGACTTCATCATACCGCCACTTTTGTCTTTTTTTAGATTAGTCATATAAGCTAATGCTTCTTTAGTAGTTAACTGCTTTCCATCATGACCAAGTCCAAATATTTCAACAATATTAGCTTCTTCAGACCCAACTTTATATTTTTTATTAACATAAGTAAAAAAACCTTTTCTAAAAGCTTGACCGTCAATACCAAAAAGACCTTTTGACAGCTCTGTTAAAGTATCTGACTCTATAGCTACATTTTTAAATTTATAACCATCTTTTGCATTACCAACTTTTTGTTTTGCAAAAAATACTACTTTATTAAGTTTACCGTCTCCACCTTTTATTTGATTTGTTTTTTTATTAATAAGTTTTTTAATTTTAGTAATAACATTGCCTACAGAAGTTACAAAAGGTAAAGTTTTAGGTGCGCCTGCAGCTTTAGGCATTTTAATATTAATGCTGTTTTTGTTAATCTGATTATCTCTAAGTCCTACAGGGTCGCCAGGGTCTATAGGTCTTGGGGTTTGTTTACTAATTGCCCCTGGTTTAGCAAGCCTTTTCAAGTCAACAGATAGTAAATCTTGAGTTTTTAAGTCTCCAAATAAATCTTGAATACCAATTCTTTTTGCTTCTGTCATTTTTCCAGTTATCTCTTGAACAAAAGACCTATCTAAATCTCTAATTTTTAAATCAGGACGCTCTTCAGCTATACGGTTAACAAATTCTAGCATACCTTTTAAACGTGCCTTCCTTGTGTCATTTATTAATAATGGACCTGCTTTCCCACCACCACCTTTCATAGCTCTTTTAAGTAACCATCCATCTGAAGATATAAAAGTTTTAATAATTTGATAGTTTGCTTTGATAGATTCTTTTTGTACGTCAGACAGATTTTTATTGTCAAGCTCATTTATAATGTTATCTATTTCTTTTATAGTCTTTATATTTTCATTGTAAGATTCTATTAAACGCTTATCCTTTGGGTCAACATCTTTTAAAGACTCTTCAAGTTCGCCAACAGTTTTTTGAGTTTTAACGTAAGTTGATTCTGTTGCATCTAACCTTAAAGATTCTTTTTCTGTAGGGATATTAGATAATGTTTTTTCAGTTGAATCTAAAATTCTAAGAAATTCTTGATTTAATTCGTCACCAGATAATCCTTTTTTACTTAATTCATCTTGTATATTCATGATTGGAGTATCTTTAAAAGTTCCGTCTGCAAGCTCAATAGGTATAGTATCAGGTCTCCCTGCTTTGTCTAGCCTTGTCCTAATTTGTGTTATTCTTGTAGAAATATTGTCCGCAATAGAATCTCTTTGTATACCTAAAGATTTTGTTGCATTTTCTAAACCTTCATCCATCCATTTTTCAAGCCTTACTACGTCATCAAACATAACTTCAGCACCTTCTAAATAGTCTTTTACCTCAGCAAACATTTCCATTCTTTTTTCATAAAACTTTAATGCTTTTTTAGGGTCATCTATATCATCATCAGCTAATTCTTTAAATGCTTTTACTTTATTTTCAATCTCTTTAAAACGCATACCAGCTTCTGATTCATCAAACGCTTTTCTTCTATCATCTAAATCAGACATATTTTCAAAAGAATTTTGTGTAGCTTGTTGTTCTGCGTCAGTATCTAACTGTTCTTTTGATTTAGAATTTACACTATTTTGAATAGCTTCTTCTTTGTCTAATTGTTTTTTTCTTATTTCAAATTTCTTTTTGTACTCACTTTGCGCTTTTTCTAACGGTTCCATTACTACTTTATTTAACCCTAAGCCAGCAACTCTTGTTGCTCCAGCAAAACCTCCCATAGTTAATAAACTTGCCATCATTTCTTCGCCAGATTTTATTTGACCATAAGCAACAGCAGTACCTGTTATATCACCTAATGTTAACCCTGCTACATCAGTTGCATATTGACTGTAAGCACCAGTATATTTTAATTTATCTTTTAATTTTAACAATCTACCTTGACTAGCTCCTGTAAGTTTTTTTTGAGCTTCAAAATTATCTATTGTTTTCAATAATCTAGAATGTCTAGCAGCTAAAAATGGTCTAGTAGAACCACCCATAACACCCATAATACCACCATGAACAATACCTGCAAAAGTTTCTTTTAATATATCTTGAGATGAAAGAGGGTCCATATCAGGATTTCTCATATGCTCTGTTCTAGCAAACATATTTGCTTTTGCTCCTTCATACGGAACATACATCATTTCATTACCTATAATGTTTCTTATAGAGGTTTCTACAGCAGCTCTTCCGCCAGGCGCTTTTGCCATACCAGGAGCTACTTTTAATACTTTTTTAGATAAATATTTTGTTGCAGCCTTAGCTCCACCTGTAGATAAAACTGCTTTACCAAATATGCCACCACCGCCAAATAAAGATAAAGCATCTAATGGCATGGCAAACGACATAATCCCTGCAATAGCTTCGGAAAATAAAGATGGTTGCTCATCAAATGTAAATTTAGGCTTACCTCTTAAAACATCGCTAGCCATCCCTTGTAATGAACGAGTATATGCAAGTCTTGCTAAATAAGAACTATCTTCATCAATGCCATAAATATTAAAATGGTCTAAAAATGTAGTTTCATCAGTTCTTTCAAGATTTACATCAAAAGGGTCTTCTTTAATTTTTGGTATACTTTTATATCCTATTTTTTGCCAATCTTGTATTGGTGCATCAGGATATTTATTACGAGCTATACGATAAACTTCTTCATCTGTAGCAAATTTGTATTTGTCAGGAAAAGCATCTCTTAATTGTTGAATAGCGTTTTCGGGAGATATTGCCATATTAATTTTGTTTAGAAGCGTCTGGGTTTTCTGTAATTTTATTGTATTGATTTAAAGCAATATCATAATCTTTTTTTATTCCGTTATATTTTTTGATATTAGACATTAAAACATTTACCATAGGAGCTTTCCATTTTTCTTGAATTTCTTTTATTTTTATTTTTATTTGTTTAATGTTTTCTCCAGGCTCTGTTAAAGTTCTTGGAAACCCTTCTTCTAGAGGAATTTGTACTTTTTTTGCATTATTTTTTTCTGTAGTTATTTTTTCTTTTAAATTTTTTATTTCATCCATATCTGAATCATATAACTTTTTAAGTTCATTTAAATCTTTTTCATTTAAAACTTCTAAGTTTTTACCAATCAAATTAGATAATTTAATAATTATTGGTTTTTGTTTATTCCCAGTAAGACTTCTATCTTTTATTTCAAAGTCTTTTATTTTTTTTGATAATTCATTTACTTTATTTAATTTTTTTTCAGCAGCTTTTGGGTATTTAGACATCTTAAGTTTAACTCTTTCTTGGTTTTTTTCTAAACTAAAATTATCTCCTTCTGGTCGCTCAATAAAATCAGAAATTTCGTTTTTATTTTCATCTACTATTTCTGGAACAACAAACTCAAACTCATCTTCACTAGGACCTCTATCCCAAGCCCACTGACCATCTGAGTTAATTTCAGCAGCATAAGACCTTTGGTTTCCCTCTGTTTCGTAAGCGTAACCTCTGTAAGCTAAATCTTTTTGTGTAATTTTAATCTTTAAATCTTCTTTTTGTTGATTTAAAACATTTAATGCTTCTTTTTTGTTTCCGTAAGGTGTACCTTCAATAAAGTAAGTATCAGTGTCATCGTCATAATATGTAGGTTTTGTTTGTTCTACAATACTTTGATTGCTTGACAGATTTGGAAATAAATCATTTTCAATTTGTGTAGTAAGTGTATCTAAAGGTAAATAACTTTCGGTATAAAGGTCTTTCATTTCAGAAGCTAGTAATGGCATAGTTTGTTTTGTAATTCTACCAGATGTGTCGTTGTAATATTTTGTTATAGCTGCATCAAATACAGACTCAGTCATTCTTCCATTTAATAAGTCAGAATAATAACTTTGCTCTACATCATCAAAAATACCTATTAATGATTTAGGTAAAGAAGTTAATACATTAGTTGCATTTAAAACATTTTCACTCATTTCAAATGCTAAATCTGGCATTATACTATTATATTCACCTAATCTTGATTTATACCTATTAATACTTTTTGACAATGCTTGAAAATCTTCTTTAAATTGAGAGCTGCTACCATCTAATGCAACTTTTTCGTTAACACTTAATATTCTATTATCTAAATTTTCTATTTGATTTAAAATTAACTCTTTATCTCTATTAAAATTTGTATGAATTTCTTTAATAGGGTTAATTGTAGTAGATAAAGCAGTCCCATATATTGTATCTATCTTATCAGTCATACCAGGATTTTCTGCAATAAAATTATTTTTCATTTTTTTTAATGATTCTTCAGCACCATTAACACTAGATATGTTAGATTTATCCATTGATGAAAGTGTATTAAGCATCATTGTTTGGAAAGACTCTTCTTTGACTGCTTGTCGTCTGTCACGTTGGAGTGTTGCTTGATTCATAACACCTTGTGCTTGAGAGGCTACTTGGATAGTTTTTAGAAGTCTATCCATTGGGTCTTCGCCTAACCCTAAATTTACATTTGCTCCTGCAGGTAATATTTTGGCCATTTACCCTCCTATTAGCTCATTTCGTCTATAATTGAACCATAACCTTCTAATTCAGAATATAATTGCTGTAAAGCATTTGCTCTTTGTTTATTTATATCTTCCATAACACCTTGAGAGCCTTGTGCAAACTGCTGTTCAGCTAAATCTTGTGCTACATTTCTACCACCATAACCTGCAAAACCACCACCTATTTGTGAAGCTTTTGCTCTTTGTCTAGCTAAAGCGTCTGCTAGTGTGCCTCTTTTTGTAGCAACCTCTTTAGAATAACTACCAGGGTCTATACCTCTAAGAGTAGATAGTTTCATTGGTTGTGCCATTGCTGAGTCAAAATTATAGACTCCCGACCTTTCAAACCCTTCTGCTAATGATTGTCCTCCAAAAATGTTTACAGGAGTTGAAGGATTTGCTTCTAAAAACATCCCGCTCTCAATCCCAGCTTCACCACCAGCATCTAAAATATTTCTAATTCGTATTTGTTTTATGTGTTTTTCAACAAAATTGTCAGGCTCTTCTGCCATTAACATGTCGGCAAATTCTGCAGTAGGCTCATACCCTTGGTCCCTTAAGGACTGAAAAACGTCATAATAATCAGATTCTGACTCTCCCCAATCAGGCATAAACTCATCTTTAGTTAAATCGTATCGTTTTGGTCTAAATGTAGTTTGTACATCAGACATAAATGATTTTGGTAATAAATAATCTAATACATTCATATAAATCCTTAATATACTTTAGGAGCTTGCGCTCTTGTCATAACTGGTTCTTCTGGTGAACCTAATAAATAATCTTGTAATAAATTTTGTAATATTGGAGCATACATTCCTGGTGTAGATAATGCTGTAGCCATTTTACCACCTTTAACTAATGGTGTTGTTAAATTACCTACATTTAATAATCCTGATGTAAATGGTACTGCAGTTTGATTTATTTTACTTACAATATTACCTAATTTAGTTGGGCTAGTTATATTTTTCATAGCCTGACCCTCAATACTTGCTAGACCGCCTTGGTCCATAATAGTTTCTCCTGCTCCTAAATTAACCATTTCACTAGTTGTTTTTGTAAGAGGCAAAGTTTTTGCAGCAGATACAGCAGTTGGTATCATAGATACTAAATTAGTTATTAAATCAGCTTGTTTTCTGCCTTGTAAGTTTTGTTTTAAACCAGCCTGACCTTGCATCATACCACCTGTAAGATAGTCTTCTAAAAATGTTCCTTTAAATCTTGCGGGTATATTAATATCTTTACCTGCTTTTTTAATCATTCTTTTTAAATCTTTTTGAGAAGTAGCAGTGTCTAAACCTCCAGCTATTAATCCAGCCACAGGATTAATCATTCCAATTCCTGTTTTAACTAACCCACCAAAGTCACCAAAAGTTTTATCAAAAAACCCAGTTCTTTTTGATGCTTCTTTTTGCATTTTATCTAATTGTTTTGCAAGCAAATTAGTAGCTTCAGTAGCTCTTGCGTCAAAATAATCTTGTTGCGCTCTTTTTTGAGCTAAGCCTACTTTTGATGCTAAATTTTCTAATGCGAATGGTTGTGCCATAATTTTCCCTTATAGTTCTGTGTGTAATTTATAAAAATTAATTAAATATTCATAATAAATATTTTTTAATATTCCAAGTCTTTTATTATCCAGCATCAGCTGCTCCTGTTGGGTTACTTAATGAATACCAATTAGTTCCATTACAGTATAACGTATAACCACCATATCCTACAACTCTTTCGTCAGAGCCTGATGTTAAAAGTATATCTTGATTTCCAGTACTCTCATTATGCTCTAATTGTATAAAATTATTAGTAGAAGTTTTAACTATATGTAATATCTGCCCCTCTACACCATTAACAAAACCCCCTATAGTCACATTATTGCTAACTGTATTTACTCTTAAAACAGAAATTCCTGCAACATCTACATTATCAGTAGGACCTGCAGTAGAGTGAGTTCCATGTTTGTAGGATATTGCTCCTTGTAAATTAACTCCATTAGCGTCTAAATTAAATACAGAGTCATCAGAGAATGAACCTCCAGTATCTATTTTAAATCTAGCATCTGAAGTAGACCCATCTGCTTTTAAATGGTCATAACCCATTATAAATTTATTATTTACTCGTTCGTTAAATCTTACTAATGAATCATCCTCTTTGCTCATCATCAATACACTAGCTTGTTCTGTAGCATCTGGTGCGTTTAATTGCGTAATAATTATTAAACCATTTGACTCTAAATAATGTGAAGAAGAAGATGAGTCATAATAAAATTGGCCCCAACCTCTTCCAGAAGAATTATTAGTTCCAGTATCAAATGGAACAGATTGTAATTTACCATCTGCAGTATCAGTAGAATTTCTAAATGCTATGTTGCCTGATTTATTTTGTATACCAACTGCTGATGTTCCACCTGATTGTCTTAAAAGTAATTTGTCTACAACAGGAGTGTTATTTGTTTTAGTAGACAATCTTTTAACTTCGTCTTCTAACCTTCTAACAGTAGATGCTATTTGTCTTAAATCTATATCAAGGTCTACACTGTGCCATTTATTAGATTCTTTTACATATAACTTTAACCCTTTTCTAGATGAGCGTATACTCATGTCTCCATTTTGACCCTCAAGGCGTTGTGGAGTACCTTTACCTATAGTTATTCCTCTTGACTGTTTAATAGCCATTATTTAATACTTTTTTCCCTGTATACTATACTTATATCGTTTATCTGGAATGATGAATGTATGTAACCTAAATCGTATGTTGTGCTTGTATTTACGCCTATAGTTAAAATAGAAGATAATGTAGCAACTCTACTACTTCCAGTATAATCATTAATTTTTCTTATTTGTCCTTGACCAGAGCCGCTATAAAAAAATATAGGCATACCATTGTAATAATCATCTGTACTTGAAGCGCTTGATGCAAGTGTTACTGTACTATCACCTGCAGCACTAACTGCATTTAATTTGCCAAGTTTACCTGCATTAGCATAACTAAACTGCAATGCTATTGAATAAATATTATTTATAGATGCTGATGGCTTTAACCCTACTGTTATCCATTCATTGCTACTTGTTCCAGCATTATATGCATCAAATCCTTTAGTATTACTATAATATGTAGTATCTTGAAATGTTCCTGTAAAACTATTAGAACCATTAGTTGCATAATTTACTTTAATACCTGACATATAGCTTTGACATTTAAAAGTTACATATATTTTATAAATTTTTTTTCTTCTGCTAGGACCAGAGTATGTGCTTTTACCTGTAACTGTTCTAGTTAAATCAAAATCTTTTGTTCTTAATTTAAACTTTTCTGCAGCATTTATATGATTCCAAATGTCTCTAGGAGAATCGTCCCATACTGATATATTTCCCAAATTTAATGCTTGGTCTGTCTGAGACAACATTATAAGGCCACCATTTTTAGATACAATCATATTGCTTCTAAATATATTAGTAGGTTCTACAGGAAGATTGGCGTTATCTCCAGTACCTTCCAAAACAAGAGGCTGTCCAGGAATAGTAGAAGCTGCATCAGCTCCTGTTTGAGGTATCGTAAAAGCATCTGTTATAGGGACATTTAATCTTATTGAATCAAATGGTTTGCTTGACTCGTCATTACTTGCCATTATACCTCGCTTTCTGAATTACCAATTATTATATCTTTTGTGTTAGATAATTGATACCAATTAAATAAATTATTGTGCTGAGTTATAGAGCTATTAGCTATATCATATATATATCCACTACTTGAAGCTCCTGATATATTTGTTGTAAGTATAATCAGCTTGTTAGAGTATTTATCATAACCAACTATTACAGGCCTCTTAAAATCTTCATTTGTTAACCAATTATCTATTCTAAATTTATCTGAACTTACATTACTTAATTTTTCCCCATCATAATAGTATATACCATTTGAATTAACCCAAAATATGCCTTCATTAGATTTAGCTACTTGACATGAGTTTTTAATTCCTGCTCCAGACCAGGTGCTAACAAGTTCTTCGCCCTCAGATGTTACTTTAATTAAATATGCAGTTTTTTCTTTATACTGTATTAATTTATCTCCAACTGATTCAAGTGCGACAATACTTTCACCATCAGATGTAGCTACATCAATAAAATGTGTGCCATCATCTGGGAATGTATCAAACTTATCTGTATCTGAACGTAACATTCTATCTGGGAATGTTTTGTCACCAATTTTTAAATTACCTATATAAACTTTTCTATCTACAGTTGCTGTTGCTTTATACCTAGCGGCTAAATTTGTACCTGCTTCATACCCATTATTTGCTTCATAAGTAATAAGAGGAATTGATTTAATTGAATCCCCAAGTAAATTTCCAGTTACAATTGCTCTTACGTCAGCTGGTTCTGTTGCATGCCATTCATTACTACTTATGTCACCTTTTCTCAAATTTTCAACATCAGTATCTTTAGCATGCATCACATATGTACCTTCTTTCAAATCTACATCATAAAGCATTATCCATTCATCTGCCAACCCTTCTCCCACAATATCTACTTGTTTCATATATATTCTAAAACCTTCTATACGCTCATTCCAACTATTATTTGGTGTTGTAGAATTAAAAATTCCTGTTCTAGAATTATTACATAAAAAAGCTATAGAAGATTTTGCTATGTCTTGAACAGTCCTAAAATCAACAGCATTGTCTTTAGACATTATAGTAGTAGTAGTGTTTCGAACAGAAATAAGTGGACCAGAATTTTCACCAGACAAAATATACACCTCTTCATCAGAACCATCATGCGCACCTGTGATTTGTATTGCAAGTCCTACATTTTCATCTACATTACCTGCAGTGTTTCCTGTAGTTGCAATTCCAGAAATATTAACATATGTTCCTTCATCATCAGCCCCCGCTAATGTTACGCTAATAGGAATAAACCCTTCTGCAGTAGGATTAGACTTTGCAGCAGCATTTGAATCTGGACCAAGCCCAACATAAGCTTTTAAAGTTACTCCAGCAGTGTTTCTATGTAATATTGTAAAATCTACTTGATAAGTAGTGTTAGAGTGTGTTACACTAACATTAGAGTTATCGTAAAATAAAAATTGACCATTTGCAGTGCTTAAAACCCAATCATCATTATTGCTAGATTTGTCATAACTGTTAGTATTTGATGTGTCTAAAGAAGCGTTACTTGCCCAATCAGATGGAGCTGTTTTCCAACTAGAATTAAAATTTGCAGAAAAAATTAAACTTCCATTTGATATAGCAGTAGTAACGTCAGACTCTTGCATTTCGCTACCGCCACCATCATATAAATAAGACATTCCAAAAATATATTTATTTTTAAGATTGTCATCCATAATTTCATCTTCTAATATAATCTGTTCATTTCCGTCCCCTTGATAACCAACTAAATCTTCATCTCCAATTATTTTTACCTCTCCTAAGCCAGAGCCAAACCCTACAATTTCAAAAACTCCATTTAAAGCGGTACCAGAAGCTGTTGTTACTCCAGCTCCAGATATAGATAAAAATTTACCTACAGCAAATTCATGTTGATTAATATCTATAGGGTCATTAGGATTTGTTAAATATTTTGTCAAAGTTAATATTAGTTGCGTTTCTGTAGAAGTTGTTACAGAAGCTATAGGGTTATTATTAGCATCCAAAGAAAATGTAGTTGCGTTTACTATATTAGATTTTAAAATTCCTAAATTTACATTTTCAGGCTCAGAAGGATAGATTGTATTAGATAATAAATTTGTACCGTCATAATTTATTATATTAGTATTAAATACATTTAAAGCTCCATACTTAGGCGCTTCTGGAACCTGTATGTCTTGTACCCATCTATTTATATTTGTATTAGCTCCTGCTTTTTTAAGCATAGGACGTTTAATGTGAGTAAATACTTTAGGTACATTTATTTTAAATATTTTAGAGTTATTAAGATGGTCTTCTACTTTAGTTCCAAAACGTCCTCTTTCTACAGTTATAGAACTAGCAGCTGAAGCTGTTACTTTCATAACCTCAGAGTCTATTTTTATATACTCTCCTACAACTAATCCATGTCCAGTATCTACATTAAATGAGGTAGTAGAGTCTGCTGAAATAGCAATTGCAGTTTCAGCTGTTAATTGCTCTTCACCAAAATTAGCATCACAAACTCTTAGCCCATTATCTGCTTTATAATAAACAGGCTTTACACCTTTTACATCTAATAAATTTTCACTATTACCATCTGTTCCAGTATTATGTACAGTACCCATAGATATAAGTTCATCTTTCCAAGGCCCATAATCTGTTCCTTCATAATTATCTGTCCATATATCTATATCTGCCCCATCATTAACACATATAAATTCTGTATTAACTTCATTAGGGCCAGTACCATCAGAAACACTTGTATTATTAAAATCATAATCGTGTGTAAATGAAAATAGCCCATGACCTGACGATATGGGCGTTTCGTTATCAAACCTATCTTGACCTTCACTATCTGTAGGACTTACAGGAACATTTTCTGCGTTTACTGTAACAAACGAAGATTTACCATTACCTGGCATTGTTACTCTACCTACATTAGAAACATCTACATTAGTAGCTTCTACTAATTGATTGTCTTCTATATCTCTTGGGTCAGCCTTTTTGTTGATACCACCTTCAAAAGCTTTTATATGGTATACTTGTTTAGGCATTTAGTCTTCTATTAAAGCTTCCTTAACTACCTCTTCAACAGAATCCCAGATAGCATCTAATATTTTAGCTTCTGTTTTTTCTGATATAAATGGAATGTCTACATTCTCATTCATTTTGTTAATCATTTTTTCTTTCATTTCGTCATTGAATATATATCCAGCAACTATTTTACCAAATCCTGACATTAATAACTCCTTTTCATACGTTTAGATGCGTCATTTACTTTTAAACCTTTTTTCTTAGCATAAGATTTTGCAGCCATTTTACCTTTAGCTGTGTAAGGGAATTTCTTTTTACCTACTCCTGGCATAATACCTCCTAGTGTTGTTCATACTTCTTGTTTTTTAAAAATCTTTCTTTAAGCCCATTTCCGCTTAATGCAGCAAGAATTTCCACAATAGCTCTATAGCTTGACTTTATATCTTCTTGTCCTAATTGCATTTGTTTTTGGGCATCTATAAGTTTTATAACGATACCTTCAAACCTATCATTAGCATCATCTAAATCTTTCTTCAAATCATCTTGAATCCAATTATTTTGCTTCCATATAAAATAACCAAATGCTACAGTCATTACTACAGGTACACCAAATTGTTCTATTGCTTGAAATAAATCCATATTATAATCTAGGTACTGATAAAGACCTTACTCCACTTTTTCTGTGAGGATATTGCTTAATAGTTCTTTCATATTTATTTCTATAATATGCAGCTCTTTGTAAATCACCCGTATCTTCTAATAATCTTGATTTAATATAATCAATAATAGATGCATGCAACGAGGTGTCTAAACCTGAATTAGCTTTTAAATCATCTGTTACTTCTTCTACTATGCCATATTTAGAATGAGTATGTATACGAAGCCCATCTGTTACGCTGCTTCCAGTATATGTATCATACTTATCTAAAGTTGTTTCTGTAGAATCAACTGTATCATTTGATAATACTCTACATACTAAAGCTAATCTGTCATCGTCATTATACCACGCAAAATAACTATTTGGAAAACTTCTTTTATCTGTAGCCATTTATACTCCTATTTACATGCAACAAAAACTTCTACATCACAAGCGGCTGTATCTGCTGTTGCTGTAACATTTACTAAATCTCCTAATGATACGCTTAATGCACTACTATCTGCATCCATAGTATCTACTACACCACCAGACAAATCACCGTTATATATAAATGTTTGACCTTTGTCTAATTTAACAGCAAACTCATTATTGTTTTCATTTTTAAATAATAAAGTAACATGATTAGTGTCATCTAGGTTAGTGATACGAATATATAAAACATCACTTTCAATAAATGTTCCTGCAGCTACAGCTGTAGACATTGCAAGAACTTCTACTTCAGAAGCAGGCACATCAATAATTCTTCTTGATACTGTTGCTATAGAAGGAATTGATAAAGTTTGTGTACCACCTTGATTTTTACCATTTAGTGTTATTGACTCAGATATTGTAACTGTCATTGTTGAGGCTGTTACTGTACTTGCCATTTTTTACTCCTATTTTAATGAATCAGACGTTTCGTCTGTATCATCCTTTAATAATTTATGTGAATCTGCTAACAATGGTACTTTCACATATCTATCGTTATTGTCTAAAATCTCAACTCTTGTAATATCTACAACAGAGTCATCTAATTTGTACCATCTTTGTTTTGAATTTAAATTTTGTATTTTTTCTGTAGTATAATATTGTACTTTACCTGACATATCCATTAATGCGTCATTTATAAGTTGCAACATATACTGTTCGGGTTGCCTTCCCATTGTGTATTCTACTTGTTGTATTAAATCTTTAACCTTCATCTCTACCTCCGCCTGTTGTATTTGGCATAGCTTGTCTAGGGGCTTGCGCTTTTTGAACACCCATCATTTGTAAAGACTGTACATAATCTTGTTTTAATGATGTTATCATTGGTACATATAATTCTGTATCTTCTTCTGTGGCTAGCAAACTTTCAGCACATTTTATTGCTGCATACAATACAACTATATATTCCATATCATTAGATAAATTAGCTACAGCACTATCTCCATTAGCTATTTGAGTAAGTGGTAAATATAATACTTCTGCAGTTTGACTTGCTGTAGGGTCTGGATAAACATTTAAAACTGAGTTTTTAACAAAATATACAGGGTCTGTTTCTTTTGCATGCATTAAATCACTTGTATCAGTAACTCTTGAAGCCATTACAGGAGACACCTGCCTACATATTTGATTAAATCCTTTTGAATCTTTTCTTGTAACTGATAATACTGGTCCAATAGTTACTGTATTTAAAGCTAAAGTAGACGGTGAGTTATTAAGTTCTGTATGAGTAACACATTCTAATAGCTTTTCAGGGGGAAGAATATTATACAGCTGTTTTAATCCATCTCTTAAAAATTGCTCCATAGCATCTGTATCAGAAAAACTTCCAACATAATCATTTATTTGTGCATTAAATGTTGCCACTATCTACTATTCCTATCTGCTATATCTTGGTCCATTGTTTTTGTACTAAACTCTACTTGAGTTTGTCCACTCCAAGTTTTTCTCATGTTTATGTATTTACTTATGTCTCCACGAGTTTGATTAAATGTTTTTTTATGTTTACAACTGCCTGGTTCTACCGTTTTTTTACAGTCTTCACAGTATATAAATATAGCCATTATATTTTAGTTCTCCCAATTATTTTAATCATATTATTCACCTGTAAAAGTAGAACTTGCTACTAGTGTTTGTGCTTCTGTTTTAGTTAATACACTAAAGTTAGGATAAGCTACTCCATCACCTAGTGCTATAAGTTCTGATAGTACACCATCTTTTAAAGACCATTCACCTTTGATAATAACATAAGACTTATCGTGTGAATATCTAGGTGGTCCTACTTTACCTGCCATTATAATATCAGTCCATGTAGGTGCTGACATATAAGTTACTTCTTCAGTTTCTTCATTAACTGATTCTACTATAGGGTATAACCCTTTTATTTTGTCACCTACAGCACTATTAAATGCACTGCTAGGTATACAATAATACATTTCATAATGTGCCATTATCTGTGACTCCTTTTACCTGCGTTAAAATTTCTTAATACTTCTTTATCTGTTAAAGCTTTACCGTTATAAATACATATATCATCAATCTCTCCAGGAAATATATTGTCAGTAGAACTAGCTTGTCCTCCACCTACTCCTTGACCAATAACTAAAGGATAATCATTTGTACCTACTGAAGGTAAAACTCCACCATCATCAGCAGCAGTAGTATTATTGGCGGTATTAGTTAAGGTAGCACTAGTACTTTTTGTAACATACCAAGCATCTTTAACTGAATCTTCGTGAGTAAAGCAAACATGATACCATACATCTAAAGTATCTATACTGTTACTTCCAGAACTATATTGCTGATTACCACTACTACCATTATAAGCATATTCAACTAGCATTGATTTGCCAGTATGTTGATGTATACCAAAACCATTTCCATCCCAAGATACTTTTTTCATAATTAAATTATATCTTGTGCTAGAAGTAGCATGCTCTTTAAATTTCACCCAAAAACTTATTGTAAAATCTCCTGTTATATCTAATGTAGAACTATCTTGAACTACAGCTGCTTCATCGTATATTGAAGCATCTCCTCTTGAACCACCTTTTGGAAAATTCAAACTATTAGTAAGTTTTTGTCTGTTCATCAAGAACCCTTGTGAATCTCTTGAACTGTCTACACCTGCTGTAATAAGCATTGTATTTGTCATATTATTATGTGTGATATGTGCTGAACCTTTTAAGTCTTGCCATAATCCTAAACCAGTATTTCTCCAATAGTTTAACAAGTAAGAAGTTTTACTATGGGTTAAAGCGTCTAATATTTTACCTTCATTATAAAGCTCTGCTGCATCATCAGCATCTAATACAACACCTTTCCACATAGCTATTTCAGTTACACTTCCTTGTAAATAATCGGTATAATTATAGAAATTAAATTCTGAACCAGCATTAAAACTTCCAGTTAATGAAGAAATATCAAGGTCAGTATCTTGATATACTCCATCTACATAACACTTAACAAGGTCAGCACTTCTATCAAAAGAGGCTACAACATGATGCCATTTACCTGAAGAAAGACAATAACTACTTATCGCACTATATCCTACAGCTTGAGTTGTTCCTGAGTCTGAAGGGTCGCTAAAGGTATTTGCATAAAGCTTTAATCTACCAGCATTTTGTTGAAAAATAAATCTTCCTGCATTACTTGAATGATTCATAGCCATAAATCTTGTATTTGTTGATACATCTTTATCAAGCATACAAAAAGATATAGAAAAATTACCTGTTCCTAAATCAGGAGTAAATGCATTTACTTTGGCTGGAGTTGAACTAGCTTGGTTATTCCAACCTAACTCATTATAAGACTGTAATGCTGTTTGAGGTATATCAAGTTGTTGGTCTGCATCTGTCCATCCTGATGCTACACCTACCTCTTTAACTGATACATCGTCTATTGTAAAAGTAGTAGAACTAGCACTAGAAGTATTAAAAATTTTAAGATTTCCCGTAGTATTTACTGCCACTATATCTTTAGTGTAAGTAACAGCAGATGCTGATATATTAAAATAAGAACTTCCAGTCCCTGCATATTGAAATCCTATTTGAGGAGTAGTAGCACCCGATGTTTGTTGCATTGTTGCTGAAATTCTATATGTTCTCCCAATAACAGGAGTTGTAAACTCAGCTATAGCTAATTGCGCACCTTCACTTTCTTCATCTGTCGATGTTACTATTTGTAATTTATTAGATGGTTCAGTTAAACTTCCACCTGCAATATTCAAAACAGCCCAATCGCTAGATGAACCAAAGTCTCTATTTTTAGAATCAGTTATTTGCTCTTCACCATAAAATGCAGTTGTTGCGTTGTTTGTTCCATTGATTGGCTTGACAGTCATAGAGTCTATATACAAAGCTGTTTGTCCTGAAACT